TGTTGGTCGGTTCCTGCACTGTCAGTAGAGCGACGGGCCGAACCGGAAATTTTCCTCTTCTTGTTCCCGGTGGTTGCGGAGAAGGTATCCATTTCTCCGCTTTCAGATTTTGCATTGTAAGCATCAACGGATTGCTGCATGGAAGCCTTGCGCATTTTCGCCATCTTAATCAATGTGTCTTTTTCAAGAGACAATTCGCCAGTCAGGACTTTACGCATAAATTCACGCTCGGCAGGGGTGTCCATTCCTCTCGCGCCAATCCCCAGAGATTGAATTAGCGGGAACACTTCCGAACCCATCAGCACGTCTGCTATCTGCGTATCTGTTGCGCTTTTCGCGCCTTGTTCTCCACCTAATAGAGACTGCGCACGGGCAAATCCTTGTTTGACGCTTCCGGCCATGCCGCTATTGACATCGCCGGTTTCCAGTAGCTTTATCAATTCATCTGCCTTCGGGATGGCAGCAGCGGATTTCGTTGCACTTTCATATAGCTTTGTGTTTATTTCTATGCCAGATTTACCGCCCTCTTTCCCCGCGCCTTGTGCTGCTGAAACTAGACCTTGCGTGGAAGCGATAGCCGCATTCATCTGCGCCGACGTGGCATTGGGGTTTTCTTTTCTAAACTGGTCGAACGCAATTTGCTTCGGGTCTTTTAGCACTTGGGCCGTAGCCGGCCTTGCTGCTGCACCAGCGGCGATCTGCGCAAGACGGTTTTGGTGCGCCTCAACCCTTGCTGTGGCGGCATCTTTCGATCTATTTTCCGCTGCTATTGCCGCGTCAGAAACACGTCCTTCGCGTACCAATTTAGCGGCATCGGAAGCCGCAGTTTGTACATCCTCTCGTGCAAGGTTGGCTTGGTCAGTCTTGGCATCCAATTCACCCATACGACCTACTCGTGGGTAGTTGCCCATTACCGCTTCCATAATAGCGCGCCTTGGATCACCAGCTACCGCAGGCTGAAAGCCCATGCCGCCCTGTTCATTAGTGTTGGATTCCGGCGTGCCTTGTCTTGTGGAAATGTACTTTTTCATAGCGGCGGATTCGCCCGCCCTGTAATTCTCGCCCAGGCTTGAATAAGCCTTGGTATCTGAATCCCGCATCTGGTTGGCTGTATAGGCTTGTACCATCTTCGCCAAGCCGGCAAACGGGCTGGCCTTGGCTTGAAAGCCATTAGTCGCTGTGGGCGGCATATCCATTGGTTGCATGGATTGCTGTGTAAGCAGGTCGGTGAGCTTCTTCTTGCGTTCGAGCGCTTGATACGCACCGAACAGTTCAGGCGGCATTCCGCCAAATGGATCAGCCATGAGGAACCCCCCCAATCATGTCGTACCTCACCGCCATATAGCCGGTAGGCATCGTTACAACAGCTTCGGGCATGACTTCCATAAGTTCCTGAGCCATCACACCAACCCGATCACCATGACCCCATGTATCGCGGTACTCTGGAATGTACTTAAATTTGTAGATTCCAATTCCGAGAGGGTGGTCGCCAATACGCCGAATGTCTTGTTTTATGCGGCGGTCAGAAGCAGCCAACACCATAGGTGCTGCGTTCATTGCCCCATAGGCACCAATTCCAGCAGAACCCAATGACATAAGCCCGCTCATTTGCGCATTGGAGGACTGCTGCTGCTGGTTAAACATGTTCTGATCCCATTGCCCTTGAGCCTGCGCTCCCGCGAATAGTGGTGCAGGAGCAATCTGCGTGTTCTGAGCAGCGCCGGGTATTGCAAACGGATTCGAGACTTGAGAGCCGCTCATCAGTGCGGTAATTTCATTCAGCGGGGTCTGCCGGCCTGCCAGCATTTCAGCAATGGAATCTTTGCGAAGCTGAGTATCCATTCCGAAGTCTCTTTGAGCCTCAGCACCAGATGCGATCATCGCTTGCTGTCTTGCGTCGTTTTGACCGCGAGTAAGCTGGAATTGGGCGTCGTCGTAAGCCTTCGATCCAGGCCTTAGCCCAGAGGCGATAAGGTTGGAATTCATGTCGTCACTCTTTACGCCATAGTCCTCATTGACGCGAGACATCATGGAATCGAATACTTTGTCGCGTGTTGCCGACGAATCTCCCGGACTAGCAGGCATACCGGAGAAGTCTAGATTCTTTCCGACAACGCCTTCAAGCCCTCTAGCGCCCTGTATGCTCAATCCGCCAAGAAGCCCCTTGGTAAGACTCGATTGATCGTAGAGGGCTTGCTCCTGCGGGCTAAACGTCTGTGTGAGGGTAGGACGAGAGCCATCCTCTCCACCAGACCATGACTGAGTACCTAGCGGATTAACAACATTGGGGTTATTGAGCATCGACTGCGCAATGGCAGTCTCTTTATTTGCCGTGCCCTGCTCAATAGCAGCGCCTCTGTAGTCGGGTGAGGGCGGGGGGCTTGGGCTACACATGGTATTTCCTTATGACAGCGTTATGTTCCTTGGAACTAAGGCGCTGTCTGCGGCCCGTAGCGTCATTATGCCTATTTTCTAGGCATAGTCAATGCTTTACTGTACTGATAGTTGATTAATGTACAGCCCAAATGCTCCAGTATTCGGCAGGCGGCTGAATCCGGCTTGGCGGTGACTAATATCTCTTTCACGCCGCGCTTTATCATCTCTTCTTCAGCAAATTGGTACAACCTCAACCCATTTCTGCCCCGTCTATATTCCGGGAGTAGAAACATCGTATCTTCGGTAGCGATTAACTCTTGGGTGTGCATGCTCGGGGTAACGTACATCAACCCATAGCCCACCATTTTGCCTTCATCACGGACAGTAAAAGTTACCAGCCAGCCGAGCTTGTCGTATTGGTTGTACCGCTCAAACAATGGATTGAATGGCTGCTTGCCACGGTAATACTCCATCGTTTCGCCCCAATGAGCGGCCCCTAAGCGACGAATATCATCCCAACAGGTTTCTAGCGGCTCTATCGCAAAGGCCAGCATTACAGCATTCCGCCCTTCTCATACATCATGTCATAAGACATCCATTGGACTGTCAATAAGTTGGTTTCAATCTTGATCTTTCCCGCAGCACAGTAACCTTGCCATTCGTTCGGAGAAGTCCAGTTCTTGATAGTCTCAAGTCCGGCTGACCAATAGGAAGCATCCCAAATGGCAGCGTCCCATTTACCGCTGGAGGCGGTTGTATAGGTTGTAGTCCCTGAAACCAATCCATCCTGGAAGTCCACATCAATATCGGTGAGGAACGTTACATTCCCATTCACCGCCATTACCGGGCGGAACATCTTGTACTGCTTCTGAAGGCCGGGAGCATCAAAGTAATTGAACGCAGTCTTTGCGTAGGCAACGATGTTATTGGCCCCGTCAATGGCCCCTGTCCATGCTTTTACCACCTTATTGCTTGTGGTGAAGTACAGTTCTCCGTTCAGGATAGCAAAGTCCTCAGCATCCCATTCCTTGAACTTGCACCACGCCTTTGTAATGGTGTTCATCACATACTGCTCGTGTTCTCCGTCCTCATTGATGGGGACATTCACGACCATTGCCGCCCTGGCCGGGAAGATGGTGGCTGACCACCCAAACGCTGATCCGCTATTTCTTGCCTGAGCCGTAAAGGCATTCTCGATCTTGAACGACAGGGCCAACTTGTAATCAATGGTCGCTGATTGCATGGCAGCAGATAGCGGGAATGTGCCGTTCTCGGTCAGGATAATTACGTCTCCACCAAACTGCGTCGCACACTTCCTTCCGAGAGGCTTGCCGATGTAGTAGCTTCCAATCTTCACCCAATTCGCCGCAACGGAAGGATTGTTGCCCTGATAGACAATTGCCTCCCCTTCGGACGTAATGAACACTGCCACGTCATCAGCACCGTCTCCGGCATCTCTTGTCCACGTAGCCATTGCCATCAGGTATCCGCCCTTCTTGGCTTCTCCCTGTAGGTCAAACTTGGTCAATGCACCACCAGCAGCCCCTGCGGCCAGATACCAAACCGCCAGCGTGTTTTTCTGGATGAAGAACAACCGTCCTTTGTGGACGTTGACGCCGATGATCTCGGTCGTAGTCAATCCAGTCAGAGCGGGGGAACTTGCTGCATCAACAACTACCCATGTGGTGCCGTCGTAATAGAGTGGCTTATCCACCCCGTTCGCCATGATGAGCCAGCTATTCGTTCCGTCACCGAACATCGTCCATTGATGCTTACCGCTGGTGCGAGAGGCTACAGAAGCCCCTACAGCCCCTGCGGCCGTTACGTTAAACACGTCGCTTGCGGTAGAACAGAACATCTTATTCGTGCCGGTTATTGCGTTATGGACAGCAAGGGTCTTCCCGTTTCCGGTCATCGCAGTGGCGTGATTTACATAGCCCCCGCGAATCTCCACATAGGACGTGGATGGGAACCAGTTTTCAAGCGCAATCGCGTCAATTGGCTTCATTGCCCCAAGTGAATCCTTGGCATTCCACCCGCCGACGGGACTCGGATAGCTTTTTACTACGCTAACCTCACCACGGGGGATTGTCTTTACCCGAAGCGGGGTTCTCATATCCAGTTCCCCGGAGAAACGAACATCCCCGGCAAGGGTGCGCGGCTTGCTGCATCACCCATGTTTAGTGTTTTCTTAGCACCATCACGACTGAGAGCGGCATTGACCTGAATCTCGTAGGTGCGGAACAGTTCAGAGTAATCCTGCCCCTTCTCGCGTAGCCACCGCCACCGCAGCCCCATCATTAGCAGGGCTTCAGGGAGAAGCATGGTGTCGGTGTCCAGCGTGAAATACTGCTTGTAGGTCACGCCATTGGCACCCAGAATCCAGTTATGCGAGACGTACTCGAAGCGCCAGTCATTCCCTGCGGGGGGATTTGGAGTGGCAAGCAATTTGCCGCCACGGATACGGTATTGGTAGCGGGGGCCGGTAATTGCCAGTGCTTTGATTGCCTGCCAGTCATTGGCATCTACCGGGCCATTGACAGGGAGTCTGGTCGTCCTGTCCCAAATACTCCCGTTCTTGATGTAGCGGTATCCGTTACTGGCAATCGTCGCCATCGCCCCTTGATCCTCAGCAGCAAGCGTGGAAAGTGTCGCCTCGAAGGTAATCCCCTCCCAGGCTCCGCGACTGGACAAGTCGTTGCCTTCTTCCTCAAGTAGCGCCATGACCTGTAATATCTGCGGGTCTGTAGTCCCATAGACCGTAGCCGGAACGGGGACGTTCTGCCGACGACAGAAGTTCTGAATTATAGTGAGTAGGGACATGGCGTTTCCTTGAGTTTAAGGACGAGGCTGATTCGGGGGGCGACCCCTGCGCTTTACCGGAGCATCTTCCACGACAGTGGGGTCATCTTCAAGAATGTCCGATGCAGTGATTTCATCTTCTTCACGATATACGGGGGCGGCCTGCCGTGGGATCATGGTTTTCAGGGATTCAACCTGAGCCATAAGCCCATCCAACGTCGCCTTGAGGGTGCGGTTCTCTTGTTCCATAGCGGCCATTTTAACGGTTACTGCCCCATGATTATTCATTGATTCAAGCCACGTCTTGGCTTTACCTCGAAGTTCAACCCCCCCCATCCCAAGGCGGCGCAGACCTTCATCATTGACAGCGGCTAAATCTTCCACCGTGAGACACTGCATGGCAATCAACATGGCCTCTTGCGCGGGGGAGATAACCCCCCATCCCTTGATGGGGGTTCCGCTCAAAGGAACCGCTTGGCCGTTTCTCCACGCCTCGTAAGCGGCTTTCCACTGCTTTGCCCACGCATCGGGGATCCGTCCATCTTGGATATTTCGCTGCATGTTCGCCAGCCACTGTTCCACCTTGTACTCCACGCAATCCTTGGAATAAGGGGGCGTAACAAGCGCAAAGGCAACGTCTTTAGCTACATAGCGCCCTTCCCGGATGCTGGCAGGCTTGTCCTCAATGGGACGCATCTCGAAACGGACATATGCAGGGCGCTCTTCGCGGTTTGAAATATTACCAACGGACATTATTGTGTCTCCTTTGAAGGGTTAGTTCCAAGACGAACAAACCAAGTGAAGTTGTCGCCAAGTTCCACCGGATAACCAGTGGCGTTACAAAACTCATCTACCGCGTGTTTGACGCCCCACTTTGGATACTCGGAGTTGTCGTAATCGTGTCCAGCAAGAATACCATCAGCCTTTAGTTTGGGTAGCCATGCCTGTATATCAGAGGAACAGCCTTCGTAACTGTGGTCGGCGTCAATAAACACAAAGTCCAGTGACTCGTCGGGAACAAGTTTAGCCGCTTCAACGGAAGGCAATCTCAGTATATTCGCCCGTCCATTGGCGAAAGTGACCCTATTTCTGGACATTTCGTAAAAAGCATCCTGCTGTTGCTGGCTTAAATTGGCATGGTAGTCATCTGAGTCAGTATAGGCTTCGGGATGTTGTCCGACCCATGAATCAACCATCAGCAAGCTCAGGTCTGGACGATTCAATAATCGTTCAGACAGGTCGGCGGCGAATACGCCAATTTCAGCACCTTGCGGATTTTCCACCTTGATTCGATCAAGAATTTCTCTTGCGCGTGAATCGGCAGCGCTTTCATCTATCCCTTCGGAAGCAATGTGGGCAAGAAACCCATCCCCGGCCACGGATAACTTTCCAGAAAAGCGCGAGGCGAATGCAATGAAATCCTCTGCCTGGCCGATCATCCACGGCGCGCAACGGAAGGACTTGTCACCATACACGGCGTCAATGATTACATCATCATCGTTTTGCGGTTGCACATACGCATGATGGGAATCGGTGACGCAGGCATCCATGCCGAACAGGGAAATGTCTCGATACCCCATCAGGTCGGCCATCATTAACGCCCTCATGCCTACGGTAGACCCTGCGCCAAGAAGATATACTGGCTTCTCCTTCTCGTCTTTCAGCAGTTCGTAAGCGCCTTCGGTATTACAGTGAAACACTGTGACATCGTGGCCTTGGAGAGCATCAAATACGGACGGATGACACATTGATGCGATGTAGTATTTCACGCCCTGAATTGGATTACGGACGAATTCCACGTTCATTTCACGCGCATCAACCATGAAGTGAGCATCGGGAACGATTCCGTTATTCACCAGATAGTCATGCGTTCCGTTGCACGACCACACAATATCCCCCGCCTGCTTGCGCATGCGAACCCGTTCAATGGTGTTTCGAAGTGAAGGCCCGCCACCAACGATACAAACGGAATTGGAATTCCTGCTGTAGTCAAATTCAAACCACGGCAGATCATGCGAACATGCTGACCGGACGTTAGCGAGGATAGACTCCTTATTGGTGTTACATACCGCATCCAACTCTGACCGACACATCCCCCCAATCTTCCAGATCAAATCAACCCACCCCCCGGCTTGATGGGGTTTCGGGCTTCCGTGGAATACGACGACACTGGCTTTCGCTGGAACCCTCATTCCGCTAACCTTGTACGAGGCAAACATCTCGGGGAGAACCTCTTGTAGCCTTGTGGCGGATTCAAGTTCTGTGCGTTCGATCCATATTTGATCGCCGCCAGGATCAACCATCGGGCAACCAGCCTGTAAATAGGATCGCCAGATATGCTCCATCGTGTTTGCTTCCCATGCCATTACGGAAGATTGAAGCCCATCCGGGCGGTAGAAGTCACGAAGGATAGCGAAGTCCCCACGGTATTCCATCAGCGCATCTAGACGGCCAGTGATGATTGCTGACAAGTCGAGATACACGATCCGATCACCATCCGCAAAAAGTCCGTCAGCGAACAGTGCCAGTTTGTTCCACCAGCCATTCAAGGCAAACTCACCCACCTGTTTTACTTCGATCCCCGCGTTGTAACCATGCGGTTCGTCGGTGAATACGATAAATCGCCCCTCGAATCCTTCCGGGAGATTTCTTCGTACTGAGTCATGCAGGATGTTGGTGTATTCAACGCCCCGCCCCTGATAGTTGCCGACGTTCAGCGTAATGACGTTGAGCATTCTTCCTCCGTGTGTTTTATGCTGCCCACTCCGAAGAATGGGCAGGTAAAACATACCGATTAGGTAATCGGGCCTTGTTGCATGGGCCGGTTGATAAGCAGTACAACCGTCGACGTGGTGGAAGTAACAGTTGTCAGATTGGCGCGAGCCGCTCCGAGAATGCACTTTCCGGCCGCCGAAGTCTGCATTACGCGACCCACCGTTGCAGACTGGTAGATACGTTGTGCATTAACGGCAGGGTCAGCCTTTACGGCTGTTTTCTTCACAACGGCAAGGCCGCTGATCTGATACCAGCCAAAACTTCCCGCTACGTTTTCCGACATTGCGACGGCGACCGGGCGGGACAGGGCTACGGCGTTTGCCGACAAAGCCGTTTGGTAAGTGGTGGCGTTGTAACTCACCAGCGAACCAACGACCGTCGATACAACACCCAACAGGTAAATGAATTCACCTTCGCCATAGGTAGGGTCGCTACCTCGAACGATGGTGCCGAGAACATGCTTTGCAGCAGTCTCTGTAGTGGCGATAGGTTGCGCGCCGGCGAGTGTGTAAGCAGAGTAAGCCATAGTTATTCTCCTTTCGAGAGAGTTATTCGACGATGACGCCTTGCTGCGCCCGATTGGAAAGAGTCAGATTGCCCATCCAAAGAATGGGGATCACGTCGCCATCCTGGTTGATCGGGCGCATTGAGTCCATGACTTCCATGTCTGCATCCTTGTGAACCACCATTTCCAGATAGTTGGTGTTCAGCATGTAGGCGTGGCTGGAAGGGATGCCGGAGTTGCCATCGAAATAAACGTCTGCGTTCTTGTACTTCAGGCTGACCAGACCGGCATTGGCGGATTCGGAACTCATGTACCGCTTGATGCTGGTTTGTGATGCCTCGAAATACTTGTAATAGACGCTATCCATGACGATAAGGTCAGGCTGGTCATCCGGGCCACGATCAAGAGTGAGCCACAGCGGAAGCATCATCGAATTTTCGATGGTCGTTGCACTGGAAGTCACCGAACTGGCAGAACAATCGAAAACCTTGTTCTTCCAGAAGGTGTAAGTGCCGGAAACGATGCCGCCGACAGTGCCGGTTCCCAAGTCGCTGACCAAAGCCTGAAGGCCGTTGATCTGGTTCGTGGCCGTGCCATCCGAATACAGGTCGTTTGAGAAGTTGTTGTTGAAGGTGCGGATCGCATTCTTCATCTTGGCTTTTGCCAAGGAGAAAATACGCGAGTCGCCGGAGTTGATGCGCTTCTCACGACCGGAGGCAACCACGTTGACCGCGATCTGACGCCACTGGTATTCAGCAGCAGAGATAACATCGGATTGGGCGATGTTCAGCAAATCCCAATCACTGTAACGCTGGTAGGTGCTGTTTTCGGCGTAATCCAGCGGGCAGGTAATGGTGAGGCCACCATCTTCTTTGCGATAGTTGCCGCGTTTGTAGATGTGCTTCAGAAGCGCGTTGCGGTTCGACAGGTTGTCTTTGACATCCTTGCGAACTTTACGAAAGGTCGAGGTGACCAGTTCCGTGAATGTGCTGTTAGGGCTTGGCATGGTAGGTTCCTTTCAAGAGGGTTAGTATCGTGATTTGATCTCGCGCATGGTTTCACGCATGGCACTATCCAAGTCTCTCATCGAAGCCCTCGGCTCTTGTGGAGCCCTACGGGTGTCACGATTTCTGACGTTTGATGCTGCGGCCTTACGGGCCGTTTCTGCTTCCTGCTTCGCCTTCGTCCGGATTGATTGCTCTTGCTCTTGTTGGAGTCGAGCGATTTCCTTCTGGCGAGTGACAGGATTTGCCCACACTGCTTTTTCGTAGGCGTCTTTCAGTTCATGTCCGGCCTGGATCATCGTAACAATGTCACCAGACACTTCATCGAAATACTGGTGCGCCGGGTCAGATGCAAATGCTTCAACATCCTTTGCAACGCGGGTTTTCGTTTCATTCAGCGTTGTCTGCTGACTTTGCGAAATGGTGTGTTTGATGCCATTCAGTTCGTCTTGAAGGGCTTTTACGGTCGGATCAACAATCGGCTGTTCGGCATTCATACTGCCAATGTCAATGCCGTAAGACTGCGCCAGTTGCGAGAAATAAGCCGTTTTCGTCGGCAGATCGCTGTTTGTCAGCTTGTAGTGAGCGTTCAGCAGGGCCTGGACTGCGCGGGGTTCATCTACCCCTTGGGCCTGTAGCATGGCCTGGTAAGGGGCCATAGTGTCACGCATTACCCGTCCAAGCTTGGAGTCGCTGTTGTTTCGTTCAACCCCGTCAGACATTTCCTTTTCACGCTGTTCAACGTAGTCTTGAACAGATGGGTCAAGTTTCGCCCATGTTTCGTGCATTTCTTTCTTCCACGATTGAGGGGCGTTTCGTGTGGCAGCTACTTCTTCAACGTCGTCCGATACTTTATCTTCTGTGGCGCCGTCTATTACGTCATCAACAGTATCTTCGTCCTCTGGTTCGGCCTTGAAATCGGGGAACAGGTCATTCGCAAGCGAATCGGAACTGGAATCAATATCCATTTCAGTAGCTTCAACTTCATTGCTTACGTCTTGCGAAACTTCTGTTACTTCATTTTCAGCCATGCTTCCTCCAAAAGTAAGTGCTTACTTACACGCTAAGGATACTAAACCCGCGTAACCGTAGTGTCAATACCCTGTTCAAGTTCGGAAACAAGACGCTCTCTTTTATCTGTGGGCATCTCGTAAATTGTCTTTTCCACGTGCTCATCCACTTGCTTGTCCAAAGCTGCATCTTCTGCTGCGTGTCTGCTCTGCTGTTCCTGAACCATGCTTGGTTCGTATTCAACACACCCAGAAGCGGCTAAATCCTCTCTTCGCTGTGCGCGGCTACTGATTAATTTGCCCGTCGTAGGGGATACATAAGCAGGGGAATCAACCTGGAATGAGGGGGCGCTTAGTTGCTTTACAGCCGCCTCCCCACATTTGCATGCCTGGGGTTGAGCGTAATCAGCCAACTTTAGGAATCGGTCGAACTTATGCCCTTTGGAACATAAATATGCGTAAAGAGGCATTTTTATCTCACATCCTTACCGCTATCTTCGTTCTGCTTGCCAATCCTGGCGATCTGCACTTGAGTCGATACTTGCTCTGAAGCTTTGTGCATTTCAGTTTCCTGGCTCATCTTCATCTTCATGACTTCTGTATCGCATTGAAGCTTCATCTTGATCTTCTCAGTCTCTCTTTGTGACTGCATCTTCGCCAATTCAGCTTCTCTATTCGCCTGAATCG